TAATACTCCAATAGGGGGTTTTATGAAGGTTACATTAGCATATGAGAAAGAGAAGGGGGAGATAAGAAATGGCTAAAGAAAATGTGTGGATGGCAGACCAGAACACCATAGACCTAGCTACGGTAAATGGGGAAACGGGTACTGGGGCTTGTACCACGGTTGATTGGGACATATATGAACTCCCCAGACTGTGGAACGAGCTGGCTTTTCAGGCTTGCATAGTAGCTTGCGGTTCTGCGTCGCTCGCCTCCTGTTGCTTTAAGGTAATGGGTGGACTCGACAAGACAAACTGGATTTCCCTATGTTCTGTGACCCTGAGTGATATAGCCAATAGTGGGACATCATGTATTGCGTTCTTGTCCAATACCCAGTGCAAGTTCATCAAGTTGTCGTTATCCACCGTTTCATATGGGGCTGGAACTGGTCAAACGTCATTGGCGTCTATAAGGGCATTAGTGTTTGCAAACGTATAGGGGTAGACTGTTTAAGCGATAATGGCTGACAACACCGACAAGATGAGGAAGGTATTTAAGAGGTGGCGGGACTCGCTGGAGAAGTTTGTAGAGGAAGCCATAGGGGTCAATCCGTCAAACGGGATTTCCATGACCACCCAGCAAAAGCTGGCGGCGAGGGAAGTCAGTAAACTCGTCAATGCAAAGCGGAAACGGCGTAACGGAGGAAAACTTACCCCCGAAGAACAGGAATATGCCGAAAAGATAGGCATATCAATCATGTCTGGTCAGGGTACTGGTAAGGATGCCTTCTGTTCATGGGTGATGATGTGGTGGCTGTGTTGCTTTCCAGAAACCCTCATCCCCTGCACCGCTCCTACGGCAGACCAGATTAAGAACATTCTTTGGTCGGAGTTCGCACGTTGGTACAATAAGTTGGACAAGAACCTTGAACCCCAATGCGTCTTTAAGTCAAAAGCCTTGAAAGATGACCATTTAGTGGTAGAAACTCAGAGGATTTATGTCCAACAGTTGGATGGAAAGGAGTGTTTCGCTTTCTGGAAAACTGCTAACCCGAAGGATGACCCCGATTCGCAGGCGGGTACGTTGTACGGCTTCCACGCACCCAATATGCTGATTGTAGTTGATGAGGCGGCCTCAGTCCCGCAACCCGTATTTAAACCCCTTGAAGGTACAATTACGTCAGCCGAAGGCGTTAACTGGATTCTCATGCTGTTCAACCCCATCTATCAGTCGGGCTACGCAGTAGATAGTCATACTGGCCCTAACGCCCATAAGTGGGTTCTCATTCAATGGGACGCAGAGGAATCAGAAAACGTCAGCAAACAGCATATCCTCGACATGGAACAGAAGTACGGTAGGAACTCCAATACCTTTCGGACTCTCGTTAAGGGACTCCCCCCCCTTGCTGAAGCCGACACACTCATACCTTACGATTGGGTTATGAACTCGGTAGACCGTGACATCATATTGGATGACGATGACCCCGTTATAATGGGGCTTGATGTTGGTGGTGGCGGGGACAACACCGTTGCTTGTATCCGTCAGGGGTGGAAGGTGAAGTCGTTTGAGAAGTTCAGTTCCCCCAATACAATGGAAGTTGTCGGTTGGGCGGCGGATTTGATGGACGGTGAGAAGGTCACGGCTTGCTTTGTGGACGTAATCGGAATAGGGAATGGTGTTTACTACCGCCTTAAAGAGTTGGGCTACAGGGTCTACCCCGTGGATGTCCGTGTGACCTGTCTTGATGAGAGGTTCAGGAACGTCCGTTCACAGCTTTGGTGGAAGGCAAGGGAGGCTTTTGAGTCCAACCTTCCTTCAATACCGAATGACCTTGTGTTCAAGTCGGAACTATGGACACCTAAATTCAAGCACCTTTCGGGAAAGACGATCGAGGTTGAATCTAAATACGATATGAAACGCAGACTCTCGTTAAGCTCATCTCCTAACCATGCGGATTCATTCAATCTTACTCTTACTTTCAAGGACTCTATGTTCAGACGGCAACGCAAAGAGGATTATCCTATGGGAAAAGATAGTGAAACAGTCGGAGGTTTCGGATGGATGGCGGCGTAGTCAAACTTCTACAGACGGTACGGAAGGGCAACGGTCACAAACACATTGTCTACTTGAACGACAAAACGGGAATGGGCTTTACCTCTATCAGCAAGGGTCACTCGCACCCCGTTAATTTTGAGGTAGACCAGAAAATGACCGTTACGGGTGAGCAAGTCCCCGAAGGTTCAGGTCGTTGGAAGATAGGCGAAGCCGAAGGTCACACCCACGAAGTCGTTCCTATCATGGTGACTGAAACCAAAAAGAAGGAAAAGGACGAGGACGTTGTAGCCGATTGCCTTAAATTGTACCGTTATGCCCGTGACCTTGAGAAACCCTCCCGCATCCAAGGGAAAGAATCACTTGAATTTTACCGTGGCGAACAATGGGATGAAAATGTCAAATCTGCTCTTGACAAGGAAAAGCGTGCTTGCCTCACAATCAATCAGATAGAGTCCAAGATGGACTTACTTTCGGGCTATCAGCGTCAGAATAGAACCGATATAAAGTATATGCCCACAGAGGAAGGCGACCAAAGAGTATCAGAAATACTCAACATTGTTACCAAGAACCTATTAGAGAACTGTAACTACCGCTTTGAGGAAACAGAAGTCTTTGAGGACGGAGCAATAGTCGGCAGGGGTTTGTTCAACGCCTACATGGATTTCTCAAAGAACATTCAGGGCGACATAATTGTCGAGAAGTTTGAATGGGATGATTGCTACTTCGGGCCTCATGCCAAGAAAGACTGTTCCGACCTTGAATACCTTGTAAAGATGAAATGGTACTCAAGGGCTAAACTAACAGAAATGTACCCCGATAAGATTCAGGACATCTTCAATGAGTTTGAGGACGAAACGGACGAGATTTCCCATGAACCCGTTGGAGATGCCTACGCCCATACAGACAACAAGGAAAGGATTGTGGGTGACCCCGACCTTATAGACCTTGAAAAGAAGTCCATTAAACTCCTTGAAACATGGAGAAAAGAATACAAGAGGTCATATGTCGTGGTGGACGTTGAGAGTGACTTCTACTACAACGCATCAAACTGGCCTAAAGAGGACATCTCAGCACTTGAAACCATCCCCCCGTTGTCGGTCATCCCAAGGGTAGTGCATAAGATGAGGGTCACAAAGACTGCAGGGGAAGTCCTTCTTGAAGATACATACCCCGACCTTGCCATGCAAGACTTTCAGATTGTCCCCTTCTACGCCAAGAAGCATGGGGATATGTTTTGGGGCAAAGTCCACAGTGTCAAAGACCCCCAGAGGGAGATAAACAAACGCCACTCACAGCTTACAGACATAATGAACCGTCAGGCGGCTTACGGGTGGTTCTACGATGACACGACCTTCCCCACCCCCGCAGAGGTCAATAACTTCAAGAGAAGCACATCTACCCCCGGCTTCACTCAACGGGTCAACTCCGTTAAGTCACTCCCCGAAAAGGTAGAAGGGGCTAAAGTCCCGACAGAAATCATCAACCTCTTGCAGATTGAGAGTCAGTCACTCCGTGAGGTCTTGAACATCAACCTTGAAATGGAGGGTACGGCTTCAAATGCACAGTCGGGAATTGCCATCCTTGAAAGGAAGAAACAGGGTCTTGTGGGGAATGAGTTTCTGTTCGACAACTTCTCAATCGCCAAAGTCAAGATAGGCAGACTGATTGTAGCCATGATTCAGAAGTTCTACAGCCCCGAAAGGATACTTAAAATCATACAGAACGAAGCCATGAAAACACCCGTTCAGATAGGTGGTATCCCTGCCGAAGAAATGGACATGGGGGCAATCAAGGCACTTCTTGAGAACGCAGACCTCACCAAGCAGGATGTGATAGTAAGCGAAAGCGGATGGAGTCCCACCACGAGGATAGCCAACTTCACGATGTGGGCTGAACTTGCAGGGAAGGGCGCACCCGTACCGATGCCGTTCCTCATCGAACTCTCAGACCTTCCCGACAAAGAGAAGATGCTTGAGATGTTCGCACAGGAAGCACAGAGGCAACAGCAGACGGAGGACAACAAGAATCAGGTAGAGGTAATCAAGACAAAGATTGCGGCAGACGCAAAGACTCAGGGTAAAGTAAATCAAGGAGGTTAGTTCTTACAGTGGGTCGTATGACTTTATATGATGACGTGGTGCAATTCCACGGTGCGGAGCAATGTAACGATGAAAGTGGACAGATAAACTCCGGTGGCCCTCGGAGGACATAAAAATTACAAGGATGGAGGTTAAATGGATTATTACGAAGCTAATCTGGATGCGATAAAGGAAAGGAGTGACCACTTCTACGAACTCCTTTTGTCGCAACCAACACAGAAAGAGCTTACATTCAAGGATGAGGTGGGGTCGGCGGACAAGACCCTATCCACGTTAAAGGAACATGAGAATACGGGGGTTGTCGTTGTCCTTGGTTTCGGTGAAGGCGACCTTGCGAGTAAGGTGTTGAAGGAACTGGGCAAGGGGTTTGCCCTTGTCATATACGAATACGACATCCCCCAATTCAACAGAGCCTTGTGTCAAAGGGACTTCTCTGAACTCTGGAAGGATGAGAGGGTTGTATTGATTCTTGAGAAGTCAGAGGGCTACGGGTTCTTGGAATACCTCAGAAAGTATGTGATAAACGGCAGACTATGGATGCTCATTCACCCCTCTGCCAACGGCTACAAGCCCGACTATGAGAAGAATTGTGAGGAGATAGCCAAGAACAAGGCACTCTTTGAGGTCAACGTAGGGACTCAGGTAGGAATGGGTAAGAACTTTATGAACTCCTTCCTTGAGAACGTACCTGAAATAATAAAGCGGGGTGGGGTCAAAGAACTCAAGGACCACTTCAAGGATTTGCCGTGTGTGGTAATATCTCCCGGCCCATCTTTGAAGAAAGACATCGAACACCTGAAAGCCCATAGGGATAAAGCCATATACCTTGCCGTTGATTCGGTAACCCCCTTCTTGATGGAGAATGACTTCATCCCCGACTTTATTTGCGGTATCGACCCGATGCCCGACAACAAAGTTCTGTTCACAGACCCACGGCTGAAAGACGTTCCCCTGATAGCGATTATGCAGTACACCCCCGAAGTCATGCGGACGTACCCTGGCAGGGTCTTTGTTTCAAGCCAGTACGGGAATCAGATATACGGATGGTTGGGTCAGCATTGGGAAGATAGGGGCGTTATAGACTGCCCCGGTGGTTCTGTTTCCCACTTCGGACTCGGCATAGCCGAATACATGGGGTGCAAACCTATCGCAATCATAGGGCAAGACCTCTGCTTCAAGGATGACTACTACTGCAACAACGTGGGGAAACTCCTTGATTCCACGGTCAGCGACACCCACTCCATTGACAGGAAGGAAGGTTCTATCCCTATTGAGAATATGCACGGTGAGGAAGTGTTCACCACGGGTATCTTTGTTGCCTTCAAGATGTGGTTTGAGAACAAGTTCTTAGCCATGAAGAATTTAGGCAATCAGGTCTACAACCTTTCCGATGGCGGTCTGCACCTTGAGAACACAGAGGAAATGAAGTTCGTTGACTTCATCAAGGAACATGGTAAATCAGTACCCGAACTTCTAATTAGCAAGGAAGATTTAAAGTCAGACAAGGATAAAATCATAGAGGAACTGAAGGCAGGGTACAAACTGCTCGGTGAAATCTCAGAGGCAAGCCGTGAGATTATACCCATCCTACACGAAATCAATGATTTGATTCCCTCAAGGAATAGAAAGGAGATTAACAAGAGGGTCAACAAAATCATAGCACTCAAGCCAAAGACAGAACACATCTTTCTTCATGTCATTATGGCTTACCATTATAAGATACAGCTTTACCTTGATAGGTTTACCGTGAGAGAGGTTGATAATATTCCCGACAAGTTTGAATGTCTAACAGCACAGACAGACAAGGGAATCAACTACTACGGGGAACTTGTCGAAGCGTGTGAACTCTTTGCCCTACAAGTGGACAAAGTTTTAAATTCCTTCGGTATAACCGAACACAAGGAGAACAAAGATGGCTGATACAGAAACAATCGTTGATGTAAACCCCGTTGAAATGACGGACGAGCAGTTGGAAACAGAACTCAATCCTCAGACGGAAGAAGTCGTTGAGGAACAAAAAGAGGTTGAGGAAACACAGGCAGTAGAGGAGGTAAAAGAGGAAGTTAAGGAAGAGCCACCGCCAGAAGAATTTAAGGTTTCCAAGGAAGAATGGGAAAAGATTCAGAAGCGGTTGGAAGAAAAAGAAAAGTTCATCCAGCGTCAGGCGGATGAAGTAGGGAAAAGAAGGAAGTCTGAAGAACAACTCAGGCAAGAGGTCTATGCCCTAAAGACCCAACTGGCTGGCGATGGTGTGAATCACGTTGAGGCGATGGAAATCCAAGATGCCATCCGTGAAAGAGAGGCACAGCTTACAGAGGCCGAACTCCGCACAATCACGGAGTTCAACCGCAACACGGTCAAGACTTTCATACCAGAACCCGAAAGTCTATTGGACGATATGGTTGAACTTCTGAAGGAGGACGGTCAGGATGATGGTGCGATAAGAATGTTCCGTGACAATCCCTACAGGGAGTCCCCCGGAGTACTTATCAACCTCGGCAAACGTGCTGAACTGCGGAGGGAATCGAGGAACAAAGATGCCAAGATAGCCTCACTTGAGGCTGAACTTGCTTCATTAAGGGGTCAGCCCAAAGAGGTGCTGAAGAAGATAGAGAAGGCACTCAAGGAACCTTCTCAAATGACCAACAATTCAGGTCAGGCTTCTTCCACCAAACAGACAGTAGACGAAAGTCAGATTCCGCACATGACAGATGCGGAACTTGAAAGACTTTTAAGGGAAAGTTCATAGGAGGACTTAAATGGGCAAAACAGCATTAACAACGGACAACGCCCTTACCAAGAAACTATACGATGAGAAGCTCTTTCGTGATGCCAAGAAAGAGGCATATTTCAGTAGGTTTGTAGGTACGGGTACGGACAGTATCGTTCAGGAAAAGACCGACCTTACCAAGAGTAAGGGCGATGATATCACCTTCGGTATCAGGATGCGCCTTTCAGGTACGGGCGTAACCGATGGTCAGGTTTTGGAGGGGGCAGAGGAAGCACTCGTCACCTACGATGACAAGGTAACGCTTCATCAGTACAGACACGCAGTAAGGGATAACGGTGCACTTGACCGTCAGAGGGCTGTGTATGATATTGACGCAGAAAGCACAATGGCTCTTGGAGATTGGGGTTCAGAGAAGATTGACGCTCTTGCGTTTGACGCAATTTTCGACTCTCCCACAAGGATATTCTACAAGACCTCAAGCGGTTCAACGTCAACAACGTCTGCGGCAACAGCCAAATCCGCACTTACGGCGGCAGACGGCAAAATCACTCCCGCTTTCGTGTCCTACATCAAGGCATACGCAAAAACGGGTGGGAACAGAACGGTCATTCCCATCAGGCCGGTAATGGTTGATGGCAAGCCTTATTTAGTATTGCTTGTCCACCCATACGCCGTTTACGATTGGAAGAATGACCCCACGATACAGCAATTTCTCCGTGAGGCAGAGGTCAGGGGGCCGACAAATCCGTTGTTCACGGGCGCAATAGCCATCTATGATGGTGTTGTCATCCACGAACACGAAAACGTTCCTTACGCAACAGACGGTGGTTCAGGTGCAGTTCCGTGGAGCAAGGGTGTTTT